GTGCCAGCAAAAGTCTCAGCGGCATAGACAGCTGTGATGATAAATTCGTTCGCTCCACCTGCTGTCTGATCTGGAAGCGTGTAAACCCCATCATAGTTAGTCGTTCCATTTATCAGCACAACGTCATTCTCGGAATACCCGTGTCCATCGCATGGAATACCTACCAGACCGCCGCCTTTATCAACAGCCGCCGCCGCATTTAATGCCTGTTCGCTGGCATCAAGCGTAATAGTGCAAACCGCAGTGGTAGCGTTAGTGTTATGCAGAGATATGACCTCAGCATTAGCAGATATTGGCACTCTCAGCGTAGCTTCTGAAACACCATCAGACGCTTTCCAGACCTCCTTGCGATAATCAGTCAGAAGGTTTGTCGCTGGATAATTTGCGTCTTCGCTTGTCGCTGTCGGCGTCCCTTGCTTTTCCGGGTATATTGCGTGTTTCATCTAACTGCTCCCTGAGTTGTTTATTCTCATTTTCCATTGTGGTTAGCTGTTGTTTCAGAATGTCAATCTCAAACATCAACTGACCAACCTTAGCAAATTGTACTTGTAATACCTGGTCTGTTTTTAATTCCATCATAACTCTCCTTTCCTTGGTTTATTTCATCACCCTTGGGCCAGAGATGCCAGTACCCGGAACTGGAGCCAAATCAGGGTCTCTCGGCTCAGGATTCGGATTGACATAAGGTGCCTGCCCCCAAACTCCAACAGGATTAGGGTTGTTTGGATCGCCCCTTGGGATAAGCACTTTTTCTGGTTCTGATGTGTCTTGAGTAACAATTGGCTCCATTGGCTTCCAGTTCTCTGCGACCACTTCTTCTGGCTCTTCAACATACCCTTCGGCCTCTAAACCTTCGACAAAATTTTTAAATGCCGCAGTTGTCTGCAATAGTGCCTTGTTGCTTTTTGCGGTTGCAATTTTTTCTAAAAGTTTTTCTGTGATTTCTTTTCTCATGGTATTTCTCCCTTAGTTGGATTGTTAAAATTTGTTTCGGTTAATTCCTTACACCCACATCAGCTTGCCAAGCACCTTCCTCAGCACTGTCTTTAATTGTGGCACTGTCGAAGCGTCCTTCCATTCCTGTATGATCTGCTGGTTCAATCTCTTTGCCAGAGGTTCATTAAGGCACGATTGGACATACTGTTTGACAGCGTTCAGATTGTCTTTCAGGTACGTCCTTATATCCACGCCAAGCAGTTGATATGATCCTCTTCGATCTGAGAGTTTATCAATTCAAGCTGTTTCCGTTTGGTAGTTTCCTTTGACAGTTCCATAGTTCTCCTTTAGTATAGGTTGAGTAATCAATAACTCAAACTGCCATCGCCGGTGCCATTTGAGTGATTTCCGCTTGATCCTGAGCATTCTGTGCCTATGCACCGAGCTTGCCCTGAGTACTCTGCGTATGTGCCCCAAGTTCCGTTGTTGTCACCGAAATTGGTGTTTATATTAGCAAATCCTCCTCTGGTGATACGATTTCCGTATGTGCCATTGTCAGAGATGCCATTATAATTTATTCCAATCTGGCTTATAGCCTCCGTGAATATTCCATACGATGTGTTTCCAACCAATCCGCAATACTGCACCACCCCAAAAATAGCCCTTTGGTACACAACCCCACTCCCGTTGTTGTAAAATCCACAATAGTTAAATGCAGTATGTATATTATATAATATAGAAGCAGAATAGCTTGTTGCGTTTTTAGTTCCTACACCGGCAAATTCAATCAGAACAGTGTTTGATCGTATGTAGATATTATAAACCCTTGTGCTTTCTCCATCTATCAACGCCCCAACTATCAGATACCGACTTGTGTTATCAGGCTGAGTTCCGGGCCAGCTTGCAACCGTGCAAGTTCCCGTAGCATCTGTGTAGTCTGTAATCGGCACGAAGCCGTTATCAGTTCCAGTTCCATCAACTATAAGAACCCAGCATCCGTTATAATAGTCATCTGACTGTCCGGTAAGGGCGGCATCAACCAGTGTAGTGGCCGTTGCACTGTCAACAGTAGGCAAAGCCCCGGAGGTCGGGAAGTATTTCTCAGCCTGAACGGTAAATGAGACATTACCTGAAGCGTGTCTGTTTTGGATATAGCAAGTCTCGGTCAGTGTCGTGCCGGCTAAGATCGTCAGCGTGATATTGTGCGACTGCATATCCGGCAGGGCGGCCATAGCATCGGCAAACGTGGCATAGTCCCCGCCTGAGCCGATGGTTTTCGAGATAGCGGCAGAGGTTGTTGTGCCAGCTTTTTTAACTATACCGCCAGCACTATCAATCGTGAATGATGTTTGAGTAGTGCCCGTGTCTGTGTTCTGGGTATGCCTTGCAGCCGTGTTCTCCGAGATGCCGTCATGGTCATGCAGAGTTGTATCTCCACCATCTGTTAAGTCGGTAGCATTCACGTCAGATATATTATTTACTTCTGCCCCGTCTGCTACATTTAAAATAGTCCTCACATCCGCCGCACTAAGATCATCTATTGAACCACCAGTCTTTCGTCCAACTATAGTCTGTTCAGCAACTGAAATCCCATCTATATTACCTGCTCCAATACGTGCAACTATTTCCTCTGCACCTATACTGACCTTAGCTGCTGTATTAGCACCAGTTCCAACAGCAAGATCTCCAGCAGCATCCCAAATAGCGTCTGTAGATACGTCTCCACCACCTCCAGCTCCAACAGCTGTCCAATCTCCAGCTTTGTTTTTATATTTTATTGTCCCACTGTCATTCTTAATACCGGCAGAGTTATCTCCATTAACACCTGCATTGTCCTGACCGAGGTAAAGTTCTCCAGCGTCAGGTGCATCAGACTCTATAGTGAAGGATGCTCCTGTAGTCCCTGTGTCTGTATTCTGAGAATGTTTCTTACTTACCGCATCGTCAACGTCAGTTTTAGTTGGCCCATCTGCAAACCCTGTGGTGTCATCTACATGATAAGGGATATAACCATCTGTTAAAGATGCAATTCGTACATTACTAGGATCTATAATATTACCAGATACAACTTCAGCTATTGACTTAGGTAACCATTTAGAAGATGGATCATCCCACCTCATTAAGTCATTGTTAGAGATAGCTGCTAGATTTACATCTGAGTGATCCGAAGTTGAAGATATAGCATGAGATCGAGTGTGCTTTTTAGACACTGCATCATCTACATCTGCTTTAACAGGACCATCAGCAAAGCCAGTAGCATCATCAACATGATAAGGAATGTAGCCATCACTCAAGGCTGATAACTTTATATTTGCAAATATTGGACTATCTGTTGACTTCAAACTATAATAAGTTGTTCCGGCTCCCATCAGGATAACCGCTGTAGCTATGATCGTCCAAATATTAAATATCTTTCTCATTATTACTCCTATGTAGTTATCCACGTACCTGTAGCTGTCTTTATTACCCAAGTGACAATACTATGAACATATTCCAAGACTAGAACTGCCAATGCAGATGTAGAATATGCTGAACCAGCAACAGACGAATCACTAATAATATCGTTATCAGATACTTGCACAGTTAGCTTACCACTATTTATATTCATTAAAGTTACTCCATATCCATCTTGATCAGCCCCAACAGACGGAAGAGTAAAGATTTTATCCAAAGCTGAATTCATTCTATGTGTCATTTCTAATTCAGCTATCGTTATTATATGATTATCAGTATATGTAGCCGGTTCAGGTGGAAAGTGTTTAACTTCCCATCCATCTGCAGACTCATTCCATCTGATAAGGTCTCCAGTAACTGTACCTTCAATGCCAACCAAAGACCCCATATCTTCTTTGCGTAATACATCTATGTCGTCAACAGGATTACCAGCAGATATAGGACCGTCTGTAGCTATAGCCTTGTCAAAGTCCACATTATCATATCCATGGAAGTTGACTAAAGAACCTATTGTAACATATTTACGAGCCATAAGAATAAATTCAAGATCGTTTAAAAATTATACGAACTTATATATATCTCCAGTCTTCAACTGGATGGTCGTATGTAAGTTCTTTGTATTCAGCTTCGAGATTATCAGGATCGTCATTTGGACTGAAGTACCTTTCACCAAGCTCTAACATCTCAATAAGATACGCCAATCCATCCATTAAATCCCAGAGAGCGGACCTAGGAAACATAAGTAATTGTTGTTCAAGCTTCTTTATAGTTGCACAAGAAGCATTGTGATATATATAGCCACCTCGGTAGTAGGGAACTAATTCCTTTATTCGATGTTCTTTCTTCATTCCTCCACGAGCTTTTAACCAGACAAGTTCAAAGAACTTACCTCTGCGAAACATTTCATTTTTAATAGGTTGTTTGATAAACTCGTTTAGGGAAGTCTCTTCGATACCCAAGACCTTCGCATCTAGCATTATACCCATTCCGAAGAGGGCATCATAGATTTCGTCAGGATACAGCTTTTCTGATATAGCATCTCGGACATAGATCTTAGCACTATTTAGGTCAATTCCTATACCTATTATAGCTGATTCAGCAGAGTGGATTTTGACAGTTTTGGCAGGGTCAAGAATGACCACAGTTTCGATATTGGAATCTTGTTGAACTTCTACATCGAGTGTAGAAAGGTCATTTTCAGTCTTGGCCCTGTCAGGCGGTAAACTATAATATCGAAAGTAATCAGTTTTAAACGCTGCGTCTTTTGTTGATATAGGTAAGTTACGAAGCTCTCGAAAGAATACGTCAGTCTGACCAGCATCTACATGATGTTGCCACTCAGCTTGGATTGCCTCATCAGAAATAAAGTTAGGCGCAGTCGAGTGAAAATCATCATCACAAGCCTCAAGACGTATAGACTTCCACTCTGGTGAATCAAGTAGCTTTTGGAGAACAGAGTCTTCATGTTTGAGAGTGTCGATGTAGACTATTTTGGACTGGCTAGCTTTAGGCCCGATACGAGGAAGGGCCTTAATAACATCTGCATATAGCCACTCATACCAAGCTTTACGAATATCTTCATTGTTAATCTTAACAGGGTCTTCGAGGTCATCTATGACAATCAACCCTGGGCGGTCATTCTTAAACAACACACCTCGAACCTGCTGTCCTGCACCACGAGGCCAGACTAAGGTATCATAGGCAACCCAAGATTTCTTGCTAAAGACCTCCTCAAATTCCCCAGTAGAAACATCACGAGACTTGAAGTCGCCAAAGAAACCTTTGATGTCTCTATTAGTTACCAACTCTCGGCGTAGATTCTCAGTTTGAAGTGAGGCAGCGTCATGACTCTTGTTAATATAACATATAAAAGGTGTGTGACGGAATAGGATGTATCTAGCCATGAGGGCAAGAGCGACTATTGATGTCTTGCCCCACCCACGAGGTGCAGCTATAGCTACTTTTTGATCAGGGCCATCAATTAGATCAAATATCTTTCCATGAACATTCTCAGCAAACGGCACGTAGAAACGTTCTGGAAAGAAAGTTTTAGCTACCATCCTGGTGCTTACTGCACATCGGGATAGGATATCTTGTAGATCTTGGTCTATCATAGTTAAGCTACTTGAGCATTAGCTCGGCTAAGGTTTATCTTTCTTTGGGCTTCCAAGACCCTATTCTGCCAAGAGTTTCTACGAGTTACTCGTTTGGTAATAGGGATCTTTAGTACATTGTAATGTGCAGGAATAGCAAAGGATCTTCCTACATGATCCATATACACCTTTGTATCATCAAGTCCTACCCAGCGAATTAACTGGCTCAGTTCTATATCTTCATGAGTATAGCATATAGCGTTAGGTAAATGCCCTGTACCTATTCCTTTACGTCCTTTTAACCCTTTAATAGAACAGTGAAGATGAAGCTGATCAGCAGGATCTAAGAAAACATGTTTGTTTTCACTAACCATCTTCCAAAATCTATAATCTATATAAGGATCACCAGGGATAGCTTGTTCAAATATTGAGAGTATGTTTTTAGTGAATCCTGTCTGACAAAAACTTGTATGAGATCTATTAGTAATTCTGCCAAATCTAGATACTTGGACATGATAGTAGCGAGCCAGTCCTTCACCAACCAAGTCATAGACATTTAGATACTTACTCATAGTATCTATGTAATTAGGCCCGTACCAATCATCATCTTCGATAATTAAGATCTTGTCACCCTTAATATGAGGGAGGGCAGTTTTTATATTTATGTTAAGAGTGTGCCCTTCACCTTTGCTAGGCTCTCTTCTAATGTAATCTATACCCTCCCTCAAATACTCAGGAAGCGGAGTAAATCCATCGTCTACAACTATCCACTGAGTATAAGGAGTAGTCTGACGCTTCATCCAGTTACGACACAGGGCAAATGCCTCTGGACGATCACCAGTAGGAGTGATACAAGTTATAGTGCCATGTCCTTCTTTATCCCACAGACCTTCTATTTCAGACTTTCCAGCGTTCCTTCGAAGAGTTCGAGTACCCGATATGTCATGTCTGACATATTCACGAGGAGCGCTTTTCCAAGAGATGCCAGTACCAGAAGAATGCCCAAGGCCAGGAAACTCCTTAATGACTGAATTCGCTAATCCAATTCTATTTATAGCTAACATAGTATCTATTGCTGGTGCTCCATGGTGGATGAAAGGTGGGTATTTAGCATATTCCTTTAACTGGATTAAGCAGAAGTAAGGATGAAGATACCTAATTGAACCGTACTTGGTTTGATTAGGTCTAGCTCCAAAATCCCATCCTCCGATGTCAGTTTGTTCAGTATAACCTACTCCATAGGTATTATCCTCCATCATGTTGAGCATAGATTGAACAGGAGATTTTAACATCTCAATGTCAGAATCGAAGAT